GTTTGACCAGGGCTGCCTCTATGGCTGGGTGCGCATGGATACCGGCGCCCGCCGGTTTCGTAAGACCTACCACAAGCGGGCTCGGGGCAACGTGAAGAGTACGGAAAACTCCTGTAAGTGCCTTTACCAAATGTGCGGCGATGCCATCTACCCACCCTATCAGCCGGAGCTGGCACAGTTTGAGATGGAGCCGGAGGTGGAAATCGCCGCCGTTGACCGGGGGCAGGCCATGCGGGTGTTTGGCGACGCCAAGAAAATTGCCGCTGCCTCTCCCAGTATTGCTCAACGTTTACACATTCCAAAATCAAACCCTGTGGTGCATTTGACCCGAGGTGGATATATGCGGGCCCTAAGTAAGGACACGAAAAATAAGGACTCCGGCGCACCGAGCTATATCTCCATCGACGAGTACCACGCCCACGCCACCAGCGAGATTTACGCAATCGGCCAGAACTCCGGCGGCAAGCGTGCTCAGTTCCTCCAGGATGTCATCACAACGGCCGGAGATGACGCCGACGAGAAGCCCTGCTACACGGAGGAACTGTATGCCATGCAGCTGCTGCGGGGCGAGGTGGCAAATGAAACCTATTTCGTGATGATTCGCGAGATTGACAACGGCGACAACCCTCACGACGAAACCTGCTGGTACAAGGCAAACCCGGTGCTTCGCTATCCCAATGCCTACAGCAAGGAGTTGCTGATTCAGATTCGCAGCGAGTACACCGAGGCCTTTGACAGCGGCGACGCCACCAAAATCCGGCATTTCCTAATTCGACGGATGTGCCGCTGGCAGGCCGGCGGCGAGAACAAGTACCTGACCGAGGAGCAGATGCGGCTGGCCCGCAGTCTCCAGGTGTCCCGTAATGAATTTGCCCGGCTGACCGATGGGTTGAGCTGCTTCGGCGGCTTTGACCTGGGTAAGCGCATCGACCTATCCGGCGCCGGCGCCGTGTTCTCCCTGCCCGACGGCCGCATCGCCATCAAGGCCCATGGATTTATGCCGCAAAACGGCGCCACCCGGCACGAGCACAGCGACAAGATGGAGTACCGCCAGTGGGCCGAGGGCGGCCACTGCACCCTCACCCCCGGCGACGTGACCGACAACAGCTACGTCTACGGCTGGTTTTGCAAGCATGAGCGGGAAAACGACTGGAGCATTGAGGAGTTTGACTACGACGGCCACAACGCCACAGACCTTGCCATCGCTATCCAAAATGAGCGAGGCGAGGACAGTGTGGTGCAAATTGCTCAGACCTGTGCCGGGCAGAATCTGGCGGTGAAAACCTTCCGGGAGCTGCTGCTCCAGGGAAAACTGGTTTTTGAGGAAAATCCGCTGTTCATGCGGTGTCTCGGAAACGCTGTGGAGATTGAGAACAACTACGGCGACATCAAGCTCTCCAAACGGCACAAGGATGACAGCCAGCGCATCGACCCTCTGGCGGCCGTGATGAACGCCCTGGCCCGGCTGCTGGTGCGGCGGGAGAAACCGACCCTAAGCGATGCGATTGCCCGGGGCAACTACTCGATGTAAAAGGAGGTAGACAGGTGGAACACAAGCAAACAAACACAGTGGCCGAGGGCGCAGGAGGCAGGGAAAAGCGGAGTATTCCGGTCGGCGACGGGCTGATGGTGGCCGGTGCGGTGGCCGTGACCATCGGCGCAGGCTTGATTGCGCTGGCCGGCGGCTTTATCATCGGCGGCGCCTTCGCCATCCTATTCGGCGCACTGCTGGAGCTGAGAGGAGGCGAGAGCCATGCTACTTGACGCATTGCGGCAGAGGGAGCCTCCTGCGCAGGCATCGGCGCCGGAAGTGCGCAACGCCACGACGGTGCAGGGGCTGATGGATTCGGGCATCTCCTTCCCCGGGGGCTTTGACGCCCCGGCGACTGCGGCCCGGAAGCTCTCCACCGTGACCCGCTGCATCGACATTCTCTCCGACTCGATGGCTAAGCTCCCCACCTATGCCCTGGACACTAGGACCCGGGAGCGGGTGCATCTGCCCATCCTGCGGCTGCTCAACGTGCGGCCCAACGAGGCCATGACGCCCAGCATCCGCAAAAAGATGCTGGAAATTAACCGGCAGGAGGGCGGCAACGCCTATGAGTGGATTATTCGGGACCGGCGCAGTGGCCAGCCGGTGGAGCTGGTGCCCATCCCCTGGCGGCTGGTGCAGCATCAGCAGGATGACCACGGCAATCTCTGGTACTACGTGACCCACCCATGGACCGGTGAGGTGATGCGGCTGCCCCAGGAGGACGTGCTGCACTACAAAAACTATGCGCCCGACGGTATCACGGGCATTTCCACCTTATCGAGGGCGGCGGCGGTGATTAACGCCAGTCTGGCCGCCCAGGAATACGACAAGAATTACTACGTTAACGGCGGCCGCCCCAGCGGTGTGCTGACGCATGATGCGGACTTAGGCAAGGAGCATGAGGTAACCCAGCCGGACGGCAGCATGAAGAAGGTGTCGGAAAAGGACATTCTGCGGCGGGAGTGGGACCGGATACACAGCGGCCCCAACAACGCCCACCGCACAGCCATCCTCGACCATGGCGTAAAGTATCAGTCCATTGCGACCAGCCAGTCCGACGCCCAGTTTGTGGAGCGGCAGGAGCTCTCCGTCCGAGACATCGCCCGCTTTTTCGGGATTCCCCTCTACAAACTCAATGAGGGCAAGCAGGCCTACGGCAGCAATGAGCAAAACGCCATCGAGTACGTGGTGGGCACCCTCCACCCTGCTGTGACCCAGAAGGAAGAGGAAAAGACCTACAAACTGCTTCTGGACAGTGTGATTGACAAAGGCATTGAGCTGCGTATCAACATGATGGCCGAGCTCAAGGGCGACGCCGCCAGCCGGGCGGCCTGGTACAAGGTGATGCGGCAGGAGGGCGCATACTCGGTCAACGACATCCGGGAGCTGGAGGACATGCCCGACGTGGAGGGCGGCGACGAGCACAACGCCTCGCTGAACTTTGTGCCATTGTCTGACTGGAAGACATTGAGCATCAATCGGAATAAAGGGAGGAGATAAAGTATGAGGTTGGTTTTAAGCGGAACGGTGATGAGCGACGACTGGGGCAAGCTCTACGCCTATTTTGGTTATAGCGTCATTTATCCGGCGCTGGTGCGCAAGGCTCTGGAGGACAACCCGGAGGGCGAGGAACTGGTGCTGGAGATCAACTCGGGCGGCGGCTCAGTCTGGGCCGGGAGCGAGATTTATTCCGTGCTGCGAAACAGCAACGTCCAGACCCGCGTGGAGGTGCAGTCCCTCGCTGCATCGGCGGCGTCCTTCCTGATGCTGGGCGCCACCCGCATTGAAGTGTCGCCGGTGGCCCAGGTGATGCTGCACCGGCCGACAGTTTGGACGAGCGGCGACGACGAGGCCCACCGGGCAAGTCTGGAGATGCTGGACAGCGTGAGCCAGAGCGTCCTCAACGCCTACGCTGCCCGCAGCGCCGGAAAGAGGAGCCGGGAGGACTTTGCAGAACTGATGCGCAAGGAAAGTTGGCTCCACGCCAGCCAGGCGGTGGAGGTGGGTCTGGCCGACGGCATCCTCTACCAGGATGAGGACAGCTTTGTCCTGACGCCCCAGGTGGCGGCCTCAGTGGGCGAAAGCCTTCGGATGCTGGCTGGTGGCGGCGAGCTGCCCGACTACGAAACCCTGCGGGCCCGGTATGAGGCGGAGATGGCGGCGGCTGGCGACGGTAGCGAGCCGGAGCCGGAGGAAACGCCGCCGGAGGAAGCCCCGGAGGAAACCCCCGAGGAGCAGCCCGGCGCTGAGCCGGAAGACAACAGTACCCCATGGCAGGCAGCGGCCCGCCTAGAGATAGAAAAAAATCGTTATTGATGAAAGGAAGATGTAAACATGCCTAGCTTGAACAGACAGTTTTTGGACCTGCAAAACCAGCGCGCAACTCATTTGGCCGCCGCTGAGGCTGCCATCACCGACGGCAACCAGGAGGCCCATACTGCGGCAATGGAGGCCGCACTGGCAATGAATCCCCAGATGGAGCAGTTGCAGACCCTGATGGCAGAGCAGAGCCGCTTTGACCAGGATACCCCCAACGGCAGAAACGAACTCCAGGACCGGATGGGCGAGGAGGCCGAGATGCTGCGCCGGGGTGAGGCCATCACCTTTACAGCCCAGGATGTGCGGGCTTCTCTGTTTCGTGACGTGCGCAACGCCACTACCTTGGCCAGCGGCGACCTGGTGAGGCCCACTCGCACCGGCACCAATATCCGTGACAGCTTCGGCCCGGTCAACGCCGTCATCGACCAGGTGACCGTGGAGGACTTGACCGGTATCGGCAGTCTCCGTGAGCCGTATGCGGTGCAGGAGCTTGAGGGCAAAGGCGCCCACGTCAACACTGCCGCCGGCACATCCCGCCCCACTTCTGATGCCGGATTCCGCAATGCAGCCATCAACCCCTATGAGGTCAGTGTGACCAGTTTCGTTGACCGGAATATCGGTCGGCTGACCAACGTGCCATACTGGGAAAAAATCAGAAGCATGGCGCTGACAGCCCTGCGTAAAAAGGTTTCCCAGATGATTTTCTCCGGCGACGGAGAGGCTACCCCCGCCATGTATGGATTCCAGACCGCTGTGAATACCAATGCGGAAAAAATCTATGCCGAACACATCATGGGCACCAGCCTCGACGTGAATACCCTGTTTGACTTGTATCTCTCCTACCGGGGCGACGAGGAGCTGGGCGGCGGCGCTCGTCTTTATCTGTCCAAGGAGGACTTGGGTATCATCGGCAAATTCCGTGGAACCAATGAAAAAGGTCGCCTGTTCTTCATCCGGCCGGACGAGAACAACCTCAACAACGGCATCATCAGCGATGGTGGCTACAACATCCCGTTCACTTTGACCAATCAGTATAAATCCATGTCTGCTGCCGCCAACGGCGAGATGGTAATGGGTTACGGCAACCCGCTTGCCTACAAACTGGGTCTGTTCGGCGGCTATGAAATCCGTGTGAGTGACGATTTTGCCGCCGATAAGCGGCTGCTGACTATCCTCGGTGACGTGATGGTAGGCGGCAACCTGGTTGTGGATGGAGCATTTGTCAACGCCGTGAAGGGCGTTCCGGTGCCATAAGAAAGGAAGAGTGTTATGAAATACATTGCTTTGATGCAGTTTCAGGACGGGGCAAAGGGCCCCCTCTACAACATCGGCGACACCTACCCGGCAGAGGGCCAGGAACCGACCCCAGAGCGGATTTCTCAGCTGGCCAGCACCGGCAACAGGCTGGGCCGGCCGGTGATTGAGATGGTGATGGAGCCGGAGGCTCCAGCAACGCCCGACGGTGAACCGGAGAAGCCCGAGGATACGGAAACCCCGGCAACTCCCGCCGATGAGCCGGAAGAGCCCAAGGAGCCGGTAACGCCGGAAGCACCCTCTGCTACTCCCGGCCGTTTCCCATGCCCGCACTGCGAGAAGAGCTATGCCGGCGAGTCGTGGCTTGCCAAGCACATCAAGGAAAATCATCCCGAGGTCTAAAAAACACAAGGAGGGCCGCCCATGAGGAAGCCAATTGACACAGCGGTGCTCGACAGGCTGAAGGACTACATGCTGATTTACCACGAGGACGAGGATGATCGCATCTGGAGGATGTATCTGCGGGTGGTTGACCACTTCTCTTCCTTCGGCGTGGATGCACCGGATGAGCAGGAGGACACTGTCTATGAACAGGCCCTGTTTGCCGTCACCCTTGAGTGGCATGACCAGCTGGGAGCAACAACCGACGAGCGGGTTGCTCCGCTGCCTCTGGGCGCCCGCACAGTCATCAACCGCCTGAAAATCTCGGCGGAGGTTGCACGGGCGGTGTCCAAGTTGGACACAGGCGAGGTGATGCCATGAACGCCGGGCGCTTGCAACAGAGTGTCGAACTGCTGGAGCTGGTGGAAGTTGATGGCAATTTCTCCTGGGAGGTGATGCGGCGGTCGGCGGCGGCCGTCCCAAAGTCGAAACTATCGAGCCAGACACTGCGCAGCCGCTTTTCCGCCATCGGTAAGACGGTGGAGCCCATCGTGCTTCAGCTGCGGCGGCAGCCGCTCACCCTCAACCACGCCATCCGCTACAAGGGGCAGCACTGCCACCTCACCAAGCTCTACGACGAGGAGCGGATCTACCTCACGGTGGAGGCGGGCATTGTGCGGGTGGAAACCTGCCAGGCATATCAGTCGCCGGAGGATCCGGAGCTTCTTTTCCCAGACGGCTATGAGCCGGATTTCTCTTTCCCTGCGGCCGTGACGGAAAAATACGGCCGCTGGGAGGAGGCGCGGCCCATGAGCAGCAATGAGCTGTCCTTGGTGCTGGTAGTGCCGAAGCCGGTGCACCTTATCCCTGGTCGGATTGTCTGGGTGATGGGAATGCCCTGGGAGGTGCGGGTGCCCCACGAGATTGGGGAGCACCAAAACGAGTATGAGGTGGTGCGGAAAGCTGATTTGTAAGGAGGTGACGACGTGCAAATTGTGATGTCGGATGCGCTGGAGAAGGAGATGTCCAATCTGGAGGCCTTCCGGAAGGCCCTGCCGGAGAAACGGAAGGCGGCGCTGGAGCTAATCAGTCAGCGCTTGCTTTCTGCCGTACAGGAGAAAATCGGCGGCAGCGGCAAGGTGCAGGGCTGGCAGGAAGGTGCCGTCGGCAGCAAGGGATACTATGCGGCGGTGCGGCCCAGGGCAAAGACCTTTGTGCGTACCCAGTCCGGCCGGAAATATGCCGTGGGCTACATCACCAACGCTATCACCAGCGGCCACAGAATCCGGCCGCCCGGCGGAAAGAGTGACCGCTACGAGCCGAGAATTGACAGCGGGCGGATGTTTGTGCCGGGCAAGCAGTTTTACGCCCAGGTGAACAACACCGCCTCGGCGGTGGCCTCGGCCGCCGTCGCTGAGATGATGGACGACCTGCTGGAAATTTTGGAGGCGGATTGACGCCGCCACAACACAACACCACTGCATGGACCAGCACCTGAAGGGTCGGGGTCAGCAGCAGCCGCTTTTGCGGTTTGCTCTGATTCCGGCCCTCTTTTTTCATTTTTCCACTCGAAAGGAGAAAAAAACATGCTTACACCCAGGCGAATTGTAGATTCAGTGGCTGGTTTTCTGGAGGAAGCTTTCCCCGGTGAAAAGGTCTATCGCAATCAGGTGCCGGAGGGATTCAGGCGGCCGTCCAGATTGGTGGAGGTGCCATCTTTGCGTATTGCTGCGCAGAACTACATGAGCGTGGCTATGGTGTCCACGGTGCGGGTGACCGGGTTTACCCCGGTGGACACAGTCCGGAAGAACTCCGACGCCAATGAGCTCTCCGACGCCATGACGCAAACCTATTTGGCACTGTACGGAAAGGATCCTCGCACCAGCGGTGCGCTGGAGGTGGAGGACCGGCACTTGCATATCTCCGGCACAGATCTGGATGTCGGGTTGGACTACTATGCGGTGGTGCTGACGCTGACCTATGACGACGACCGCATCACCCCGGAGGATTTGCCGCCGATGGAGACGGTAAGCCTCAATATGACTGTAAATGAGGAGGAATAAATTATGTCTCAAGGATTGCCAAATATCAACATTGCGTTTCGCTCGGAAGCCGTGGCATCCATTGCCCGCATGGCAAAGGGCATTGTCGCTGTGATTGTGCGGGACGCCATGGTTGCCCAGCCGGACACGCCGAGTTTTTATGCGCTCGGCTCGGTGCTCGAGCTGCCGACCGCACTGGGTCAAATCAATCGAGACTTTGTGTCCCAGGCCTTTTTGGGCTATGTGAGCCAGCCTAGGCGGGTGCTGTTGTATGTGCTGCCTGACGACGCCGCCGACATCAGCGACGCGCTGACCTTTTTGGTTACGCAAGTCTTTGACTATCTGGTGTGCCCGCCTGACGTGAGCCCGGCAGACGTGGCGCTGGCGGTGGCATGGATTAAGGCGGAGCGACAGAACCACAACGCTATTTACAAGGCCGTGCTGCCCAACGCAGCCGCTGACCATGAGGCTATCGTCAATTTCACCACCGAGGGCATCGAGGTGGGAGACAAGACCTACACTGCCGCCGGTTATTGCAGCCGCATCGCCGGACTGCTGGCGGGCACGCCGATTGCCATTTCCGCAACTTTCGCCACGCTGCCCGAGGTGCGCAATGTGGTGCGGCTGACTCAGGATGAGGGCGACGCCGCCGTGGATGCAGGCGAGTTTATCCTGATCCATGACGGGCAGAAGGTGAAGACCGGTCGGGCGGTGAACAGCCTGCAAACTCTGACCGCCGACCACGGCGCACCCTTCCAGAAAATTAAAATTGTCGAAATCGTGGACATCATCCAGCACGATTTGCGCAGGGCCATCGCCGACAACTACATTGGTAAGCGAAGCAACAGCTATGACAACAAGCTGGTGCTGGTGACGGCCATCCAGGTCTACTTCGACCAGATGGAGCGGGACGATGTGCTTGGGAGAAACACCAGCGAGGTGGACATCGACACTGCCGAGCAGGAACTCTACCTGCGCAGCATCGGCGTGGACACATCGGATATGACTGCCCAGCAGATTCGGGAGGCCAACACCGGCTCTGAGGTGTTTATCCTCAGCAACATTTCTATTTTGGATGCCATGGAGGATGTTTCCGTGGTCGTCAACATTTAAGGAGGCGAGAAAGATGGCGAATTACTCCGCAAAACGAGTGATGAGCGGCACTTGGGGACAGATTTGGCTTGATGGCGAGCTTGTGTCTGAGTGTACCGCGTTTCAAGCTAAATTGGCTTTTAATAAGTCCCCCGTTCCCATGTGTGGTCAGATGGCGCAGGACAGCAAGGTGACCAGCACCAACGGAACCGGCAGCCTAACTCTCAACCACATCAACAGCCGCATGGCGCTGACCATCGGCAACCGCATTCAGCAGGGCATTGACGTGCGTTTCACCGTCATCTCCAAGTTGGACGACCCGGACGCTTTCGGCGCTGAGCGGTTTGTCTTTAACGAGGTTTCTTTCGACGACGTGACCCTCGCCGACTGGTCAGCCGGTCAGCCGGGAACGAAAACCTGTCCGTTTACCTTTGTGTCCTATGCGCCGCTGGACAGCGTAGCGCCCTAAGAGAGGAGAAAAAGTATGAACGAATCTATTTTACATGACCTGCTGGCGGTGAACCCCAGGGATAACCGGAAGGAGCGGGACACAAAGGAGCTGGAGGTGCTGCGGCTCTCCAAGCTCCTGCCCGACGGACAGAAGGCGGTGTTCAAGCTCTCCGGCCTGACCTACGGGCAGGTGGAAGAAGTGCGACACATCAGCGAGGACAACAACATCCACATTATCCTCCATGGCGTGGTGGAACCGAGCTTGCGGGACCCAGCTCTCATGACAAAGTACAGCGCCGTAACGCCGGTGGATGCGGTGAAGGCCCTGTTCCTGCCGGGCGAAATCGAGGATTTGGCCCGGGAGATTGAGCGAATGTCCGGTTTCCGGATGCAGGTGGTGTCCGAGGTAAAAAACGGATAGAGGACGGCTCTGACGGGCTGTTAAGCCTCGCCTATTACCTGTTTCGGCAAAAGGGCTGGGAACCGTCCAAACTATTTAATATGACCGCTGGAGAACGGGCACTGGTGGAAGCCATGGCCCGCCATGAAAGGGAGAACCAGGAAGCGCCTAAGTTGGTGCGGATAGAGGGTCTAGCAAATCTATTGAGCGAAATGGTGAGTGCATTAGCGAAGCTGATTGTAAGAAGGAGGTAAACCGGATGGTCGACATGGAAGAAAACCAGGGCGGTATGGATTTTTGGGGCTGGTTTATCATCGGTCTGCTGCTGGTTTGCCTCTGCGCAGTGTCTGCCCTGATGGTGACGGCCAGTGCGCCGGCAGCGGTGGTGCAGCAGGAGCCGCCGGAAACGGTGACCGAGCACACTCCGGGGCCGACGGTGGCAGAATTGGCGTCAGAACCCAAGCCGCCATACAGCGAGGCGGACATTGTGCTGCTTTGCAAGATGGCCTGGGGCGAGGCACGGGGCTGCGCACCTGCCGAGCAGGCATTGTGCGTCTGGACGCCGCTTAATCGGCTGGACAACGGCGGGTTTGGCAGCAGCATCGAGGAAATCGTCACGGCGGAGCGGCAATTCATCGGATACTCGCCGGAAAACCCGGTGACAGAGGAAATTCGTGCCGTTGTGGTCGAAGTGTTGGAAGCGTGGGTCGCCGGGGAACCGGCGCCTGCGCTGCCGCCTTATGCGGAGACGGGGGATTATCTCTTTTTCTCCGGCGACGGCCGGCATAATTATTTTCGGGAAAACTGGAGGTGAGCTGAGGTGAGTAGAGAGCATTCAATCCTAGTCACGATGCAGGACAAGACCAGCCCTGTGCTAAACTCGCTGATGAACTCCAACCGGCAGTTTAACCAGTCGATGCAGAACACCATCCGGCTGGCACAGGACTACCAAAAGCGGCAGGATGCTATTTCCACCCAGTTGGGTAAAGCGAAAACTGCCCACCAAGCGGCAACAGAAGCACTGAAAGAGGCTACAAAGGCGTGGAAAGAAAACAAGAACGAGATGACCACATCCGAGATGGAAAAGGCATCCATAGAAGTCCAAAAACTCACTGGTGACGTAAAAAATCTAACGCAGGCTCAGAAGGATGCTGGCAGAGAAACGAGCAATATTTACACCCAGATACGGCGTGAGGAAAGCTCGCTCTCCGGCATCGGCGCCGGAAGCGGCGGGATGCTGAGTCAGCTCGGGCAGGCGGGATTTACCAAAATGGCCGGTGATTTGGCTGCAAATATGGCTAGTGTTGCGGTTTCTTCCGCATTTGGCGATATGGCCGGGGGTATCTTTGAGAGCACACTCTCCGGCGCAGCAACAGGTGCCGCCATGGGCTCCATCGTGCCGGGTATCGGCACGGCGGCCGGAGCGGCCATCGGCGGAGCTCTAGGCCTTGCCGGCGGTGCACTGGGCGTGGCCGGGCAGTATGACGATGCTTTTTCCGGCTTTGTGCAGGACACCACCGGGCAGGTGATGGCGAACCAAGGGTCATATTCTGGTATCGGCGGACAGCGTGAGCAAGATATGATTGCGTTTACTAGTCGTCTGGGAGCTGAGGGTGCAGATAGCTTTCTTGCCGATGTGCGACAGATGTCCATTGACACGACATATGACTATGACCAAATTACACAGTATGCTAAACGGATGCTCAATTTTGCAGATACTGATGAGATTTTAAGTTTGCTGGGAGCGCTGAGCGATACCTCGGCGGGGCTGGGTCTTAACTCTGGTGATGTAGACCAGATGATTCATGGTTTCCAATTGATGCGGGTGAACTCGGGCACCAATGTGACCGACCGCTCTCTGGATTATTTCTCCAACAGAGGCGTGGACGTCTACGAGGCCATCGGCGACTACCTGGGCGTGGACAAGGGCAGCGTGGCCGGGATGGTGACCAAACGGCAGATTTCCAACGACGATGCTTATGCCGCCATTGTCCAGTACATGGAGAATAACTTTGCAGGCCTGTCCGATGCACTGGCGGGGAGTTTCGTCGGAATGATGGACAATCTAGGCGATATGCAGGCCGACCAAGCCGCCGCCTGGGATGAAGGGTACATGGCAAAGAAGCAGGAAGGCATTGCGGCGGAGATGGAGTCTCTTGAAGGTGAGAGCGGCGCACTGATGCAGGAAGCCAACCGGCTGATGGGCGAGTATCAGGCTTTTACTGAGAATGAAGCGGAGCGCCTTCAGCGGGAGGCACGGGAAGCAGTGATGCTTGGCATCATTCCTGATGGGTTTAGTCCTGACATGGCAAAGCGACTGGGTGAATTATCTGAAGAATTTGCTACTGCAATGGCATCAGGAAGCAAGGATGCAGGGGCAATGGCTGGCAATGCGCTGAAGGAAGCGCAGGGCATCGCCATGATGGAGTACAACGCAACCATCGGGCAGGATTTGCTCGATTCTGAAATGTCACTGGCTCACCATCTCGCAGAAAATGCGGCGACCAATGCGGCTTTTTGGAACCTCGGAATCCGAAGAGGCGAGGCGTACAGCAAGGGCCTGGCGGCGACCATCAGGGGAAGCAATGCCGGAATCGCCGGGGATGGGCTTGGCGGCGGTGTCTATGACAGCTTTGGTTATCAGCCATTTGCTTACGGGCTCAATTATGTGCCCTATGACGGTTTTCCCGCCGTGCTCCATGAGGGCGAGCGTGTGCTCACCGCCGGGCAGGCCCGTGCGGCCGACGGCGGCTCTGGCAGCGGCGGAAGCATCTACATCGGCGAGGTGCGGGTGTATGGCGCAGATGAGGAGCAAGCCCGCCGGGCGGCTGAAATCGTGGCGGAGCGAGTGAGAGAGGCCGCCATGCTGATGGCATAAACGAGAGCACCGCCGCCCGGGATGGGCGACGGTGTCAGAGGATTATTTTAGACTAGGAGATGCCGAGGCGCTCTCTGAGTGCTTCCTGAAGCAACTGAGAGACGTTGATACCAAGTTCGTCGGCTTTTTGGTTGAGGTAGCTGGGCAGGGATACGTTTCTGCGGACGGTGCGCATATCCTGCGCGCGGCGGTAAGCGGTGAAGTCGATGTCTACCATGGACACGATTTCGCCGGATTCGCTGGCAACTTCCTCCGGCTTTGATGGCTGCGGAAGATCCTTTCCCTCATCCTGCATATCGATACCCATGATGCCGATGGCATCCCGTGCCATTTCTATGGCTTCGATGAGGGTGCTGCCCTGTGTGTCAATATCCATGTCTGGCACATGAGCGACGTAGCCGCCATCGGCGGCGGTGAAGATGACCGGATAAACTTGCTTCATGTGATTTTCTCCTTTCCGTGAAGTAAGGTGTATGCGGCGGGGTTGGGGGCTATTTCAGCCCCCGCCGCTTGATGATTCTCTTTGCCAGCACTTCGCCGATTTCGGTTTGACGGGAGATTGGCTCGTTGTCTTTGCCGTTGGTATAAATGTCGTGGTTTCCGCCGTCCCGCTTGTAGTACCAGCCGTTTGCTTCGAGGAGTTTAATGAGGTCTCTGCGTTTCATTTATTGTCCCCCTTACACTTATTATTATACACACTTAGTGTGTATTTGTCAAGCGTTTTTCGGAAACATTTCTGAAAAATCCGAGGAAAATCTTGTAAAACGAGGTGAAAGAAATGCGGCGGCTATTTATTTTTCGGGACACGGTGACCGGCGAGGAGTTGGTGATGCCGGTGACGCCACCGGGCTACGATATTCTGCATGGCCGCAGGGTGACCAGCGTGACCATGCACGGGGCGGGCGAGGTGAATTTGCCCGGCGAGCTGGCACTGCTGGACACGACGATTGATTTTATCCTCCCGGCGCAAGGTTACGGCTTTAACAATGCCGGTGCGATCCTGAACCCCTTTATTTACGTGGAGAAGTTCTCCCGCTGGAGCAGGGAGGGAACGGTGCTGCGGTTTATCGTTTCCGACACGCCGGTGAATGGTGCGGTGATTTTACAGCCCATCACCTACCGGGAGGATGACGGCACCGGCGATGTGACCATGACAGTGCCCATGAAGGGCTATCGCTATCTGGAGGCGGAAACGACCCAGCGGACGGACACAGGCAACGCCGCCCGGAAGGTGGAACAACCTCCGGCAAGGCAGGACAGCTACACGGTGGTGTCCGGCGACACCCTCTCCGGCATTTGCCGCCGGTTTTACGGCAACGCAAACCTCTACAGCAAGCTTGCTACCGTCAACGGCATCAAAAACCCGAATTTGATTTTCCCGGGGCAGGTGCTCCAACTGCCGGACATCACACAGCTAGAGGGGACACAGGCGACGCCGCTGCCACCGTCGACAAAAGCTGCCGCAGCGACCATCGTTACCATCGAAGACGGAACTGCAACAATCGTAACAGAGCCGAAAAAGTGGATACAGGGAGGACGGTGACAGCATGGCTCTGAAAGTTGAAAAAATCGGCAGCAACGGTACAGACACCGACCTGAGCCAGTTGGTGCAAACACTGACATGGAATGGCGAGTATCGCCAGTGCGCACGGACGGTGAAGCTGACGCTGCTCAGTGCCGCCTATGACAATCGGGTGCCAAATGTCACACTGGAACTGGCCGAGGCTGCTATGGTGCGGGTAAGCCTTGATGGGGCCGTCCTGTTCTGGGGACGGGTGTTTGAGCGGAGCCGGGCGACCAGCGACCACCTGTACAGCGTGACCTGCTATGACTTGGGTATTTATCTTCAGCGCAATGAGGCGGTTTNCTCCTTCCGGGCCGCAGCGGCCGACGCCATGGCACGGCGGGTCTGCCGGGATTTTTCCATTGAGGTCGGCAATTTGGCCGTACCCGGCGTGGCCATTGACCGGGATTTCCCCGGCGAGAGCCTCTATCGGATTATCCAAACCGGCTATCATCTCTCTGCCATCCAGACCGGCAAGGCATACCAAATCCGCTTTGTTGGTGCGACACTGACAGTGGTGGAAAAGACGCCGGGGGCAGAAACCCTTATCATCCGGCCAAAGAGCAACCTCATGACTGCCAGCGTGACTGAGAGCGCCGCCCAGATGGTTAACCAGGTGCAGATCCTCGACAAAAACAACAACCAGATTGGTAGCAGGCAAAATGCCGAAAACGTGGCCCTCTTTGGCCTAATGCAGACAGTTATCCGGCAACAGAGCGGCGTTAACATGGACAAGCAGGCGGAAAAGCTCCTCGCCGACGGCGACGTGGTGCAGAAAATCAGCGTGTCGGTGCTGGGCAACCCTGCTTTTATCACCGGCAACTGCGTGGTGATGCAGGAGGCGGTCACCGGTCTGTATGGCCTGTTTTGGATTGACGCCGACACCCACAGCTGGAACCGGGACGGCACCTATACCTGCAAGCTGACTCTGAATTTCCGCCGCCTGATGGACGAAGTCGAGGCGGGCAGCTACAAGGAGGGATAGATATGCAAGATGACCCGTTTGTGACCCTCGCTGAAACTATGCGGCAGGAGGCAGAAGCGGCCCAGGGCATTGGCCCCAGCTTTGGCCGGGTGGTGTCTGCCTCCCCGCTGAAGGTGTCTGTCCAGGGGCTGGAGGTGACGGCAGAGCGGCTGGACAAAAACAGCAACATCAGCCTGTTTTATGCCGGAGAGCAGCTTCTCCTGATGCCCAGCGAGGAGGCCCAGCGGTGGGTAATTTTGTGTAAGGTGGTGAGCGCATGAGCAGAGTATTATTTCCGGCGGTAACACCGCAGGTCGACGTGGCCGCCGGCACAGCAAGCGAGCTGCCCCTGTGCCGTGATGTGCAATGGGATTTTGAGCACGACCGGCCGCTGATGCGGCGGGGCAACCCTGTGTACGTCACCGGCCTTGAGGCCGTTATCTCTTGGGCATACCGGGCACTGCGGGTGGTGCGGTATCGCTACCCCATGTACAGCACCGACTACGGCGCTGAGCTGGAAACGTTAATCGGGCAACCCTACACCGGCGAACTGAAAGCATCGGAGGCCATCCGCTTTGTGCGAGATGCGCTGACAATTTACCCCTATATCACCGAGGTGCAAGATATCGGGGCGACATTTGAGGGCGGACTGCTGGAAATCAGCTGTCTGCTGGTAACAATTTACGGGGAGGTGACCTTGCGTGTTTGATGACAAAACTCCGGAGAGCATCCGGGCGGGAATTTTGCAGGCGGCGCACAGTTGGGATGTGCGGGAGGGCGAATTTGCTTCCGACATGGTGGCGCCGGTGGCCACCGAGCTGTGGCAGGTGTATTTGACCCTCAATGCACTCCTGTCCATCGTTTTTGTGGATGAGGGGAGCGGGCCGTTTATCGACATGGCAGCAGTGGCCTACAACATGGAGCGTAAGCCCGGCACTGAGGCTCGGGCGCTGGTGCACTTTACCGGGACGGCTGGTGTTATCCTTAACGCTGGAACGGTTCTTTTGACCGCTGGCGGCTTAGAATTTGAGCTTGAAACCACAGTCACCATCCCATCCAGTGGCGAGGCCAGCGCCTATGTGCGAGCCGCAGAGGTAGGCGAGCAGTACAACATTGAGGCCAATGAGTTGGTGCGGATGTTTGTCAATCTGCCGGGGCTCTCCGGCTTCACCAACGAAGCCGCCGACGGCGGCACCGACGTGGAGACGGATGCTGCTTTTTTAGCCCGCTATAATGCCCGCCGGCAGAAACCCGCCACCAGCGGAAACAAGGCACACTATGAGCAGTGGGCAATGGAGGTGCCGGGTGTAGGCGCTGTGCGGGTGATACCACTGGAGAACGGCTCCGGCACGGTGGGCATGGTGCTGGTGGACAGCAACATGGAGCCGGCCGCCAACGAAATCGTTGAGGCTGTCATCGAGCATGTGGAGGCCGAGCGTCCCATTGGCCCGGCAGTCGCCCCCTATATCCGCAGCGCTTCGGCGGTAACGCTGCACATTCATGCGGAGGTGCTGCTGGACGAGACAACCACCGCTATGGTGAAAGAGGAATTTATGTCCAACTTGGACACCTACGTCAGAGCGCTGGCTTTTTCCACCTCGCAGATTCTCTACAATCAGATTGTTTTTCAGCTTCTCTCAATCCCCGGTGTGGTGGACTACGAGGTGCTCACCATCAACGGCAGTACGGACAATGTCCCCATCGCCTTTGACCAAGTCGCCGTTCTCGGCACAGTGGAGGTGATAGAGTGAGGCTTATTGAGTATCTGCCCAGCGTCTATGCGAAAAGTGACCACGTGATTGAGCTTCAGGAGGCCATCGACAGCCAATTGACCCAGCTAAAAATCGACAGGGACGACTTTTTCGCCCAACTCCACGTTCAAACCGCCACATGGGGGCTGACGTGGTGGGAGACTGCCTTCGGCCTCGCTCATGCCCACGGCGAAACCTACGACACCCGCCGCAACCGCATCAAAGCAAAGATGCAGGGGCAAGGCACCACAACAGTGATGGCTGTCAAAGCGATGGCAGAGACCTTTACCGAGCTCGATGTGGAGATTATCGAGCGGCCGCCGGAATTTATGTTTTCCGTGGTATTCACCGGACTGCTGGGCACACCAGTGAACACCCCCGAGCTGGATGCCGCCCTGCGGGTGGTGATTCCGGCGCATTTGGATTTTGATTTTATTTTTGCATATTCCCTGCCGGATTTTGAGCAGGGCGTGGCGATGGTTTTCCGCTTCGGCGGCACAACAATTTATAAAATGGATGGAGTTGATTAAAAATGAGTTTGCCGAGACTTAGGCTAACAAATGCAGGCAGTGCATTGATGGCGAAGGGCTTGACCGGTGCGACGCTGGCCATCACCCGCATCGCTCTGGGCGATGGCATCATGCCCGGTGACCCCGCCGAGGTGACGGCACTGGTGCATGAGGTCGCATCGGTGACGCTCTCCGAGCAGCTGCGCAACGGCGGCGTGCTGCGGGTGTCTGGCCCCTTGCTGCTGACCGACGTGGCGGCGTTTGACTGGCGGGAGCTGGCCGTCATGGCAACTGACCCCGATGTAGGCGAAATCGTCTATGGATATAGCTATCATCCCACCTCTGGCGGCCGCATTGACCCGACTGTCAGCGTGGGCGACCAGCAACTGGGCGTGGATGTCATCGTCGGCGACGTGGAAAACGTGACGGTACTGATTGACAGCAGCTTGACGTGGGTGACAGAGCAGGCATTGGCCGCCGAAAAAGGCATCCCCGGCGGCCTTGCAACGTTGGGGTTGGATGGGAAAATCCCCGTGCCACAAATCCCGCCGCTGCCATACATCCCGACCGAAGAAAAGGGTGCCGCCAATGGTGTTGCCCCGCTGGGGCCGGATGCTAAAATCCCGGCAGCAAACATGCCCGCCATGAACTATATTCCCACGTCGGAGAAGGGGCAACCGAACGGTGTGGTGGCGATGGGGCCGGACGGAATGGCCGTACCGGCGCAAATCAACGGCTACACCAAACCGCAATCCATTTCCGACGGCAACAGGACCGACTTAGGGCTGGGTGCTACCGATACCCCCGCCGATGCAATCACCGCCCTAACGCCCCGCTTCGGCACCTGCACCACAGCTGCGGGGACGG